TACATTCTTCGTGAGAAACCTGAACTATTTAAAAACTGGTTGAAAAATAATTTCTGACAGCTGGGGGTAAATTGCTGTTTACTCCCTTTTATTAGGTTGTAAGCTCGATAAGGGCTAACATATAAAACTATTATCCTTTGGAGGTAACAAGAAATGAATAAAGAAGATATCGTAAAGTACATGGCAGACAACTCAGACAAAGCGTTAACACAAAAGGAAGCAAGCCTAGCAGTAGACTTATTCCGTGACGCAATTAAATCAGGCTTAACAGCTGGCGATGATATTAACCTAGTTGACTTCTTCACTTTAAAGCCTAACGGACGTCCAGCTCGTAAAGGACGCAACCCTCAAACTGGTGAAGAAATTCAAATTCCAGCTTCTGTGAACCTGAAGTTTAAACCAGCTAAGAAACTTGCTGCAACGGTGTCGGAGTTAAATCCAGAAGATTACATGAAAAAGAAATAAGCTAGTTTACTTATCCAAAAAATAATCGAGTTCTTTCGTACAGTTGACAATATGATGATATGCTAATTATTTCGTTCAGGTTAGGGCTGGGGCTTATTGCTACGGCTCTTTCTTGTTCAACGGAGTAAATTATGCCTTTCCCGCCTTTAATTAAGTAGGAGGTTGATTAAATGAATTGTGATAAATGCGACATTTCCAAAACGTGCGTGCCCTGCTTGATGGGTACAGGTAGAAAGTCGGCTAAGATTATGTTTGTAGCTGATAATCCCACTGACTTTGAGAGTGACGACGGTCTGTGGATGAATGGTAAGGCTGGAAACCTTTTCCGTGACCTCCTGAGTCAAATAGGGCTTGACGTAGACAAAGATTGCTACTTTACAGGGGCTATTAAGTGCCCGACCCCTTCAGACGATAAGGGCGTGCAAAGACAGCCTTCAAGAGACGAAATTGCGAACTGTAACCCGTATCTGGAAGCTGAGATTAAAATAGTAAACCCTGAAATTATCGTTCCGATGGGTAACGTGGCTCTTAAGAAGATCATGAACAAAACAGGTATTACGAAGTTCCGTGGTAAAGCGATTAAGCAGGATGACCGCATTATCTTCCCGATGGTACACCCTACGACAATCTTCCGACAGCCGGTACACGCGAAGAACTTCACAACCGACTTAGGAAACCTTGGTAAGCTTATTAAAGAGGGTGACGCTTTCCTAGAGAAGAAAGAGGTTGACTACAGATATCTTGAAACGTTAGATGAAGCACTAGCCGAGATTGAAAGGCTTAATACAGAAGCTGACTCTGACATCATCGTATTTGACTTAGAGACCACTGGACTTGACCCTTTCCGTGATGATTCTAAGATTGTCTGTATCTCGTTAACCGATAAGACACACTATGGTGTTACGATACCTTTGGAGCATCGACAGTTTGAGTGGACTGGTGACCAGCTTAACGAGCTAGTTGCTGGTATCCGTAACTTGATGGAGAATCCGAAGGTTAAAAAGATGGGACATAACGGTAAGTTCGATACGAAGTGGCTGAAAGCTATTTATAATATTGATACCCAAGGATATGCGTTCGACCCGATGGTTGCCCATTATATCACTGTTAGTGAGGAGCGTGGTGGTCACGGGCTTAAAGAGTTAGCGTGGGAGCTCACCGATATGGGTGGCTATGATAACGCGTTGGACGACTATAAGAAAGAAAACGGGATCGTGGGTAACTACGATATGATTGACTGGGAAATACTCCGAGAGTATGCTGCTGCTGACGTAGACTGTACAATGCGTTTATACGAAGTCTTTAATCCGAAGATAGACGAACACGAGAAGTGGCCATCCTTATTCGAGCTTTATATGGAGTCTTCAGAAGCCTTACGAGATTTAGAGGTTAACGGTATAAAGCTGGATAGAGAGCGTGCTGAAGAGTTCCAAGGGCTTTATCTAAAGAAGATAGCGCAAATTGAGGATAAACTTCGTATGTTCCCTGAGATTGTCCAGATAGAACGCGAAAAGCAAGATATGTTCGAACGTCGTAAGCTAGAAATGAAGAAACCAAAAGAAGACCGTGACCCAGAGATACTGAAGTGGGACAAGTTTAAAAACTTTAAGTTTAGCTTTAGTTCACCGAACCAGTTGCGAGAGCTTCTATTTGAGAAGCTAGGGTTGGACACTCCATTCCTGACAGATAAAGGTAAGCTTAAATCTAAGAATCAACTAACGATTCAAGATTACTCAACGGGTAAAGAAACATTAGCATATCTGGAAGACAAACATCCTATCGCGAACTTAATGAGTGAGTGGCGTAAATTAGAGAAAGTTTATGGGACGTATATAGCTCCTGCGGTTGAATGGATAGGTAACGATGGACTTGTACATCCTAGCTTTAACTTAACGGGCACAGTAACCTCCCGTTTGAGTTCTGAGAAGCCGAACGCGCAGAACTTCCCTCGAAAAACGAATGACCCACGTGAGTTCTCTTATCACTATGGTCCGAAAAAGTTGTTTATTAGTCGGTTTGGTGCTGACGGTGTAATCGTACAGTTTGACTATTCTCAATTAGAACTTCGTGTGGCTGCCATCTTCTCTGGTGACCCTAACCTTATCCAAGCGTATAAAGATGGAAAAGACATTCATAGATACGTTGCATCTAAGGTTCACGGTATTCCTGAGTCAGAAGTAACAGATGACCAGCGTACAGCTGCAAAAGCCGTCGGATTTGGGTTGCTCTACGGAAAAGGAGCGCGATCCCTAGCTCAAGATATGGGTGTGTCTCTTGAAGAAGCTGAAGACTTCATCGCGAAATACTTCGAAGAGTTCCAAGGTGTTAGAAACTGGATTAATGGAACAAAGAAACAAGTTAAAGAACAGAAGTATGTTGAGACATTAGCCGGTTTCCGTCGTAGACTCCCAGGAGTTGACTCAAACGACAGAGGTATTCAAGCCGATTCCTTTAGGCAGGGTGTCAATTCACCAATCCAAGGGACGGGATCGTCGATGACGCTTAAATCTATTGTTATGATTAACAAGATGTTCAGAAAATTTAACTTAAAGTCTTGTCTAGCTATCACGGTTCACGATAGTATCGTGGCTGACGTTTACGTACCTGAGTTGAAGAAGGTCTACAAGATTATGAAACACGTAATGGAGCATTTGCCTTTTGACTGGATAACTGTACCGATTGTTTCTGATGCTGAGGTTGGTAGGGACTATGGTTCTCTAGTGGGCATTGATGACATCGAAGAGGTGCTTGCTGAGGGTGTGTTTGAGTATATCGATAGAAAAGTAGCAGAGAAGAAAAAGAAAGATTACGAAAAAGCCGGAATACCTCTGTTGGCTACGGAGTAAAAAGTTGTTGACTCTCCTTATATTAGTGTATATAAATCGAAAATACATAAATATAAGGAGAGGTTTATCATGTTTACTACGAAAGAGCTACGAGAGCTTAGAAAGAAACGCGATGCGTTCATTATGAAAAACACAGAGCAGGGCATCGAGGTTAAGTGTACTGCAAAGTTTATCCGTTTCTGGGAGGAACGAGGGTTTGAAGTTTTATCCAAACAAAAAGTTCGACTAATTAGTTGACAACCCAGAGTAAAAAGTTGAAACCGCGCTTTTATTAGGTGTAAGTTAAGAAAGGGGCTTTGCGAAAATGATTATTGAGTTAGGCGATTTAAACCTCCTGGACGTTACGCTTAAGCTTGCTAACGGTGAAACAAAAACGTTTAATATCCGTGAAGAGCTAGAGATTGAAGAAGGTAACTTGACTGAGCACTTTATGAAACAACCAGGAAAGTATGCTTGGTGGAGTGCGGTTACTGAACGTCTTAAGCTACAACGAGATTACGCTGAAGCTGAACTCGAAAAGGAAGAAGCGAGAGCTGACAAGCGTGTTCGTGCTTCTCTTAAAGATGAAGGCATCAAGATAACTGAAGCGATGGTTAAAGGTCAGATTAAGTTAGATCCTGTTTATGATGAAAAGTTAGCTAGCTATAATACGGCTAATAAGAACGCTTCAACTATGGAAAAGGTGGTAAAGGCTTTTGAACATCGGAAAGAAATGCTTATTAGCGTTGGTGCTCATATCCGTGACGGTAATGGCAACTCTGGCGAAGTTCGTACTAAAGATACTTCAAAAGGTAGTCAGAGCGTAGCTGACGACTTAAAAGCGAGAGCAAAGATGATTACGCAACGAGAAAATTAAACAAGTTAATAACAGCTGTACTCGTTTTCTGCGGTGTCTAGGTCAGATGAGGGTAGGTTGCCCTCCCCTACAACCGACAAGTCCGGAAAACTTCCTCGTCTGACGCAGACACCGTAGAATGCGGTGTCCTGTATAAACCTGATAAAAACTTGACAAACACTGGAGGAATTAGAAGATGGCTGGATTAGATATTGAAGCTTTAAAACGTAAAATGCAAGAGGTAAAAGACAAACAAAGTGGTGGCGGACGTGCTGACTTTTGGAAGCCGAAAGATGGACGAAACGTTATCCGTATTTTACCTGCTGCTGAGGGCAAAGAATTTTATTCTGAAGCAAAGGTACGCTATAACGTGGGACCTGACAGTAAAATGGTAACGATCCCGTTGGATAGCTCACCTGCTAACTGCCCAATTCACGAATACGTTGATAAGCTTTGGAAAACGAAGGATCCTGATGATGAGAAGTTAGCGAAGCGTATGAAAGCTTCTAACCGTTATTACTTTAACATTATTGACCGTTCTATCGAAGAAGGTCAAGAAGGATATGGTGAAGTATTAGCTTATGGTTGTGGCTCTACTATCTTTACTGACATTCTTGGAATTATCGTCGATCCTGACTATGGTGATATCACTGACCCAGAAGAGGGCTATGATATTATCATCACTAAATCCGGTAAAAAGCTGGACACAGAGTACAAAACAAATGCCCGTCCGAAGCAGACTCCGATTGGTATTCCTGATTGGAAAGAAAAGCTGAATGACTTGGAAAAACTGGCCACTCCTCGCGATTACGCGAAGCGTTTAGCTATCTTAACAGGCGATAACACTTCTGACGATGATAGCTCAGACGATTCAAAAGGCACTGTAGCTTCTTCTACTGAACCAAAAGGCGAAGAGAAGAAAGCAGAGAAAAAGCCTGCTGAAGAGAAGCCTGTAAGCTCTGAGAGCACAGGTGGTAAGTCTGAAGATGAAATCGAAGCTGAAATTGCCGCGATGTTAAACGACTAATACTTGAAGAAGAGGTGACGATCCTGTCACCTCTTTATTTACATGCTAAAAATGGAGGTCTGTGAAGATGGGAAGTAAACGTAAAAAAGACAAAGAAGAATCAAACGTAATTTTATCTGAGGAAGAATTTCTTGCTGATTTAACAGTTGACATAAATAAAGAGTTTGGTGACGAAGGAACCATGATACTTGGTGGTAGCGAAACGGGTGATGTTAAGCACTGGGTTAGCTCTGGCCACCCTTTCATTGATGCTGTATTGGGTAAGGGGCTTCCTTTTGGACGCATCGTGGAAGTTTACGGTCCTGAATCTAATGGTAAGACGACTTTAGCCATTTCAGTTATTGCGCAATCACAGAAGATGGGGGCAACAACTATATTCCTTGATACTGAGCATGCACTATCGAAACAAAGAGCACAAGATATTGGTGTTGACCTTAAAAAGCTTCTTTATGCGCAACCAGGAACGATGGAAGACGTTTTTGACTACGTTGAAAAAATTATAGAAAAAATTAAAAAACGTGACCCTGAACGGTTGGTTACTATTGTTTGGGATAGTGTAGCTGCAACCCCTACGCGTTCTGAAGTTGAAGGTGATTATGGAGACCACAACGTTGGTATCCACGGTAGAATTATGTCACAGGGTTTCCGAAAGATTACGAAGCTTATTAACTCTTCAAACGTTCTTTTCATCTGCATAAACCAAGTACGTGACAAGATTGGTGTTATGTTTGGTGACAAGTCGTCAACTCCTGGTGGGCGTGCTTTAAAATTCTATGCTTCGCAACGTATCGAAGTAAAAAGAATAGGTAACTTAAAAGAAGGTGATGATGTAGTTGGAATCAAGTGTAAACTAACTGCGAAAAAGAACAAAGTTGCCCCTCCTTTTGGTGAAGCAGAGTTTGCGATTTTGTTCGCTAGTGACGTAGCTGGCATTGACCAATATAACTCTGTACTCGAAGAGAGCTTTAAGGCAGGATTGCTTGGTGATTCAAAAGGTTACATGTTGTACAAAGGTAAAAACTACCGAAAGAAAGAGCTTGCTAAGTATTTCCGTGAAAACCCTGATGAGTGGGCAACGATGGTTGACACTTATATGTCAACCCAGTGAGGTCAACGATGGAAGCTGAAATCAAAACTTTTGATGAGAAACAAAAGGTTGATGTAAGAGCGTTACCCATACAGTATAAGTTAGGTGGCGACAGTGGTGACTGTTGGGTTTGTGTGAGTCACGCATCGTACAAAGGTCACTACCCACTCATAAAGCGAAGAATACACGGAAGAAGACTACACACGTCACTTATAAGATACATTATGGAAGTTACTCTTGAGAGACGAATTGAAGAGGGTAAAGTTATTATGCACTCTTGCGATAACAAATTGTGTATAAACCCAGAACACCTCTCTGAAGGCACTCCAAAAGAGAACTCTGAAGATATGGTATCAAAAGGTAGAACTAACACTCCTAGAGAGTTTAGACTGCCTCAAACGAAGCTTTCTAACGAACAGGTTAGAGAGATAAGGAAACTTAGTAAAGAAGGTTTGAGCAACAGGGAGTTAGCTGAAAAGTACAAGGTTAGTATTGGTCACATTCAAGATATTGTAACCCTTAAGAAAAGAAAGAATGCCTGAGCTATGATGCTCAGGTTTTTCTTTGACAAAAATCAGGAAAAGTTGTTGAAATCATATGTTATTCATAGTATGATTAACTTGTAAGATAAATCGGAGAAGAAAAAGGAGACGATGGAAATGACAAACTTAAAGTATACGGTTAAAAATACGGTAACAGGTGAAACGGCTAGCTGGGAAGGTGAAGCGAAAAACGCTCATAGAACTCTTCGTAAAGAGCTTAGAACGAATAAATCAATCTTTGACGGTAACGCGGTGGACGTTGTAATCTTAATTGAGAGTGATGATGCAGAGCTAAAATCAAAATACTTTATAAAAGGCATGCAGTACCTTGGTAAACTGGCTAACGGTAACGTAAACGCGAGTATTAGCAAACCGAAAGCCGAAAAGAAAACTCCTGCTAAGAAAGAAAGCGCGAAGCTAACAGAAGGCATGATGAAACGAATCAAAGAAGCTCACGAAGATGGTAGACTAACAGTATTAGAAGCGAACTTCATGAACTACCTGATGACGGATGGCTACTACGCTGAATATACATTCTCTGACGTAACAGTTTCTGACGTAGCGACAGCGTTGAATATGGATAAGAAATCTGTGAAGGGCGTTCTTGGTAGTTTAGTAAAGAAAGAGTATCTGTACACTGACACTATTAATAATAACGACTACGACATTATCTATGCTACTGATGCTGGCTACGAGTTAAGTGACGAATACGAAACAAACTGGAAACCTCAAATGTACTAAGCGCCTGATGGCGCTTTTATTTTTGCCAACTCTGCAAAGGGTTGGCTTTTCATACACATTCTTTTCTGAAAGTGGTGTCACAAGGGAGAACTTTCTGATGTTTAGGCTTTTATTAGGTGTAAGTAAGAAAAGGGAGGTAAAGGAAATGAAGATTATACTTGATGGGAATAACACAGCGTTCCGCGCAAACGCGACGAATAACCTGACGATGAAGAACGGTGAACGTGTTGCGGCAACTTATGGTACGTTAAACATAATACTATCTTTTTTAAAGAAGAATGGAAGTGGTTGGGTAAACAAATTACTAACAGCAGCGCAAGACCAGCTTCGTGATAGAACAGCTATTATTGATGAAGTTATCGTATGTTGGGACGGTGGTAAAAGTAAGTTTCGTAAAGCTATCTACAGCGACTATAAAGGGCACCGAGAAGTTAAACGCAAAGAGTATACCGATGATGAACAGAAGGCGTATCACCACCTCTTAAACGAAATGGAGAACCTTCACGAGATCCTGCCCCACTTTGGCGTTAAGTCTCTTAAGTTTAAAGGTTGGGAAGCCGATGATTTAATCTATCTTTCAAATAAGCTAAAAGCTGATGGTGAGATAAGCATTATCGTATCGACTGACCGAGATATGTTACAGTTAGTCGATGACACAACGTTCGTCTGGTCACCCGTTAAAGAACAGCTTATCACGCCTGAGACGTTCCTTGAGTTTACCGGTGTACCAAAGCGCCACTACCTTACGTACCGCGTGCTGGTTGGCGATAAATCGGATAATATCGATGGTATTCATGGTATTGGTGACGCGAAAGCCCGTGCGTTAATTATGAAGTATGGTGACTTGTCTGGTATCCAAGCTAATTCGCAAGAGCTTATGAAGTCAAAAGTGAATGCTCGGATTGTAGAAAACCCTGCTCTGTTGGAACGTAATATGAAGTTGATGGATATGAACCTTATTCCGTTTGGCGACATCCAAGAAGTAGCCGAGAACATTCTGAAAACACCAGTAAAGTTTGAATCAAGTATCGTGCGAGTGTTCTTTATGAGTAAGCAGTTCGTAAGCTTCATTAAAGACTTCTCACAGTGGGAATTATCATTTAAGAATTTACATTAATTGGAGGAAGACAAGATGACTATGTCTGTAGAGAAAACGATTGAAACATTTGGAGAAGAATTAAATCATTATAAATCTGATAAATGTGTAGCTAACGGGGTTGTACTTCACATGGCTCCTGTTGGTGATTCTGGCTATTACGTTGGCACATTTACTTGCTATGATGCGAACGGGTTGAAAAGTGAAAGAGCTTTACCGTTTGATAAGTATATTCGCGTTGTAAACGAGATTGAAGACCTTATTACACCGTACCAAACAAATACATTTACAGGGCGTTTAGTTGGACATAACCCAACTCCACGAGTACGTGAGTTCCTGTACACGAAGAAAGTTCACCGTATGTTCTTCCTGAACGAAACGAACGTAATGAACTTTGTTAAAAACTTCACAAGTAAAATTAGAGTTGACGCGCGTGCTGCTGATGGTATTGACGTGTTAGTAATCTTTGGATAAGGGGAGAAGAACATGACTGAATTGCATAAAGATATCGAAGAAACTATTGGGGAGATTTTAGCTCGTAAGAGTGTAATCTCTGAACAGAACGCGTTTAAAAAAGAAGCGATTGAGCAGTTGGAAATGCAGATGAAAACGAAAGGCTTAAACTTCTATCAAACAGAAACACCTGAAGGAGAGGTTGTAAAGGTTACTCTCCGCGATGTTGAGAAAAAGAAGCTCGATAAAACGGGCTTGGCTGAAGAGCTTGATGTTGAGAAGTCTGACTTGGACGCGCGTGGGCTTGTTCGATTAACAGAAGAAGGTGTGCTAAAAGAGGTAACGATTGACAACCATACGATTAAATCTAATAAGACTGAGGTTAAAATAAAAAAGCGTAAGCCAAAGAAAAAGTAATGGAGGCACACTGTTTCGACAAAGAACAAGAGGTGAATTTGTAAATGGGCATCTTTAAAGATATGCTTGAAAGGGCGCTGGCAGAAACCAACCAAATTAACAAAATCGATTCCAATGCGTCGATTATTGCCCGTGATTACCAAAAGGAGTTCACCGAGCTCCTTGGTCAGCCCGTGATTTGGACAACTAAGAATAATGTGAACCTACGTGCGCCCCAGCTTGTAGTGATTGAACAAGTATTTCCACACTTTGTACTCGTTGTGAAAACGTCGTACAGTGTGGAAGGTGAGCGATACCTTATCCGGTATGGCATACCCTATCAATCCTTGTATTGTAACCTAGATGTTTTTGAGAATCTTGACTTTATTGAGCCAACCGGAGGTGAAGAAGATGAGGGACGTGAACAAACTCTTTGAAGACTATAAGCCGTTGCGTTTATCCTTATACAAACGATACCACCCGATGCTCAATGATAAAGAAGATAAAGCCGACCTACTGAGCCAGATTGATAACCTCTTTGTACGGTTAGTATTTGAATGGGATCCCAGACGTGGAGTTGACCTCCCGTATTATTTGAAGCGTATGTTAAGCCTACGCGTTCACCACTACGTTACGAAAACAATTGGTATTAAGTCGAAAGAAGTTCTTTCTGAGAGCTTCACGAACGACCTTATCAATTACGAAGAAGAAAGCGCGGAAGATTGTGTAGAGTACGAATTGATTGAGAAGATAGCGAGCTGGAATGATGATTTTGTTCTTGGTAAGAAACAAAAGAAGCTTTTCGAGGGCTTAATCAGAGACCACCGACCACTACGCGATATGGCGGAGGAGGAAGGTGTAGACGTTTCTATCCTGCATACCAGAATGCACTTCCTTCTCAAGAAGTTACGTGCGCTAGCCGAAGAAGAAGCAAGATTAGAGGAGGATTAACCTCCTCTTTTTATTTTAATCGTCAGCAGGGTGAGATGCGAGAATATAAATCATCAAAAGAACCCCACCAGCGAATGCTAAACCGAATAGAGAAAACCCGAAAATCATTCTAAAGTAGTCGTTATTATTTAAGAACTCCACTATATCAGACCCCCATTAGTAATTTTCCTGCTTCCATAAGAATATAGCCTATGATAACATAACCCATTTCTGATTACCTCCCCTTCGTTAGCTTACACTTATTATAACCCACGTTAAAATTTATATACGTGGACTTGACATAAATTTTTTCCCACGTGATTAATGGATTCTTAGTTCTCTTCCGCGCTTTCTTCGCGTATGCTATGGTATTCATACCTAGCAACGTAAGAGATTTACAGGCAAAGATAACAGGTAAATAAAGGTAAGCGTGCGATTCCCCACGAAATAACGTGAGGGAATTTTTCATGTCAAAATGTGAAAAAAGAGGAATCATTTTTGAACTGTGTAATATGATAGAATTATACCTAGTAAGTAGAAGGAGGTAAACGCGGTGGGGTTAATTGGTTTCGTTCTATATATTGTCGGTTTTGGTTGCGTAGTTAAAGGCTCGACTGACTTAATCGTTGGTAAAGCTCGTAAGACCAAAAACAAGGGGGAATAAGAAAGTGATGAAAAAACCTGTGGAAGTTTTAGACTTTAAATCATTTGTGAATAACAAGTACGTTATAAAGAACGAAAAAGAGTTAGTTCGCTACGAACGAAAGAAAGGTATCTATAAAACGGTAATCCGCGTTGGACTCGTTTCTATTACTCTCCTAACTTCTCTTCCTCTCCCTCCTGAAGCCGTATACGCTGCGACAACCCTAGCCGAAGCTGCTCACGAAACGCAAGGCAGTACTTGGGATAAGCTCGTTGGAAGTATGGTAAAACTCTTAGACCCTGTAGCAAAAGTATTTGGTATTATAGCTGGTATCGCGATTATGACTGGTAATGGTAAAATTGGTATTGAAAGACTCTTCTGGTTATCGATTGGTTATTTAACTGCCCGTAAAGTTGAAGACTGGATTAACTTCCTGAATCGTATCTAAGGGGGATTATATAGATGAAAACGTTTATTAAGTTTATCGAAGTTGCTTTGTTTAGTGGTATTGTAATCGTGGTTATTAACTATTTTATGTGAGGTGTTGAAAATGAAAGATGGATTTTATACGATGAAAATGGTATTCGCTCAACCGACTGTTGAGGTAGCTTCCCGCGTTGGTACGATAACAAGCCAGTTTGGTCAGCAAGAGAAGTTTAGAACGCACGTTCACCACGGTATCGATTACGCTTGCCCCACGGGTACAGAAATCCACGCGCCTGTTGATGGGATCGTATCTGCTGTGAAAGACTATGGGGATGTTAACCTTGGTAAAGCTGTATTTGTTAAGATGGAAGATGGCCAACAGTACGTGGTTGGTCATCTTAGCCAAACGAAAGTCGAAGTGGGTGACCATATCGAAACGGGTGAGTTATTAGCTCTATCCGGTAACAGTGGTCACTCCACCGGTCCGCATCTACACTTTGGAGCGTTTAATAAAGATGGTGGCTCTATCGATCCTGGAAATGTACCGTGGTCAGCTTTCGAGAATAGCGATGTTGCTTCGAATACAGCTGGTAACGTAGACTTGGGTGGACTTGACCCATCGAAAGGGATCGAGCAGATACCCGATGGAGGTTGGTTGGGGCATGCTGGTAAATGGGTTGGTGAGCACGTACAAGGAGGAGCTAGCTGGATACTTGAGCCGGTTGGACACGCTATCGGTGAAGCGTCGGTGGCTATATTAGTATCATTCCTTCACGCTTTGCCTTTTATACTGGTAACTGGTGGATTTATAAGCTTTCTATTAACGATTATCTTTGCTCACCAAAAGCCTTACTTTTACGGGTTGGGTATGTGGGGAGCTAGTGCGATACTAAGGGGGATTTTCATTGAAACTGGAATCTAATGTCGAGCCGTTGGATTGGAGAATAGCTTTTGGGTTGGTTGAGGTAAAAGCCGACCCTATCTCCTGCTTTAAGATTATTCCTGATAAATCGATTACCAATTATTCCAACTATAAGTTCTTTAAAGACATGTCAGAGCTAGAAGGCATAAACAACATACGTGAGAATGCTAAGAACGTTGGTAACGCGCTGACAGGCAAAGGGCTTAAGTTCGTGTATCAGCTCCAGAATAACTATATCTGGTACGAGGTGGTTATCCGTGGCGGTGAAATAAACTTTTATGTACTGTGTAGTAAGCCGAACGAAAACTTTGTAAAAGTAAAGCTGGAACAAACCTTCCCGAATGCCCCAATAGAACTGGTTGACGAAGCCGAAACGATGATGCCAGAGGAAAACACTTCCATCGCTGATTTAAAACTCCAACGACATAACTTTTTCAGTCTACGAACAAACTATCAAGAACAAACCCAGCCCATCGAAGACATTCTTGCCTGTGCAGAAGATGTCCAAGAAGGGGATATACTTAAGTTCTCGCTACGCGCCCAGCCATACGATAGGAACTATTGGTCTTATAAAGCTGAAGAGTGGGAGGCACAGGTAAAGAAAGGTAAAACACCGAAACGTATGCGAATAAACAAGCAGGGAATGATTAACGGAGTATTTGGATTGAGTGACATCGCTTTCCATAAGCTAGGCGAACTATTCCGTGAGATTCACCATATTGCTTTTCGTAAAGAAGAAAAACGTCAAATTATCATTAGCCGGTCTGACTTCGATGCGCGTGAGATTGGGGAGATAACGAAACAGACGAACTATAAGATGACCGCGCCTGTATTTCGTACCGATATGAAAGTGGTTAGCCATAGCGAATCCGAGAGCCGACGTGTGCTGAACATGAAGTCGTTAACGAATGCGTTTGTGGATGTGAAAGACTCGAATAATGGGCTGGTACGAACAACCATCTATGAGAAGCCAGAGAACGCGCTACAAGAAACGAAAACAGGTTTACTTAACAAGATATTTAAACGAGAGAAAAAGCCGAAAAAAGAAAGCTCAGGACTTAAGGAGCACGCTTGGAAGAGTATCTTTAAAGAAGTTAATAACCACCGCGTTTCACCCTTCTCAGCTTTCGATATCGATTTTAACATCCTGTGTGATAAAGAGTTAGGTAAATTATCGATGCTACCAACATCGAAGCTACAGAAGCGTTTGAACGATAAGATGGACGCGTTGACCAATACGGAAGCCCCGATCCCAGAAGAGTTCCAAAACGAAGTAGGAGTGTCGATTGGTACAGCCGAGCTAAAAGGTGAAAGCTACCCGATAACGATTCCAGTAGACAACCCCGATGAGTTTTACAAGCCGATTGTATCCTCAGGTATCATGGGAGCCGGTAAGGATACGTTTGGTACAAATTACGTATACGAGTGTGCGATGCAGGGTAATGGAGCTGTGGTGCTTGACGTAATCGATGAGGATGACCGTGGGATGACTGACTCGTTACTAAAGGTGTTGCCTCCTGACCGCGTGGTGGTTTTAGACTTCTCCGATGAGGAATACGTTCCATACCTTGACTGGGGTGAAGCCGTAACAGAAGATACAAGCAACCGATTTAATAAAAGTAAGTTTGCAAGTGAGTTGACAAAGTTTTTCTCAGCCGAGGAAGAAGCTGGTATTCAAACTGAAAGATATCTACGCGAAGTGGTAAAAGCGATGCGTGGTGAGTCAGTCCTTAAGATGGGCTTGCTAATGACTTCGCAGACTTTACGTGAAGAAACGATTAAGCGACTGCGTGACCAAGGCGACCTTGCCTGTGCGAGCTTCTGGGAAGCGTATGGAAATGAAGGAGAAGGTAGACAGAAACAAATTGCCGCACCGATCCTAAACAGACTTCATAAGCTGAGTGGTGATGACGCGTTAAAGTATCTATTCGCTCAAAAGCCTACTGGAAAGATTGACTTTGATAAATGGTTAGGCGAAGGTAAGGTGATTCTTTGTAAGATGCCGAAAGACTTGTACACATCGAACGGGATTAAGACGTTGGTACATTGGTTAACGGTAAAGGTTTGGTTAACGAAGCAAAGACAGTTCCGTGAGAATCGAAAATGCGGTACAATACTTGTCCTCAACGAAATCCACCAGATGACCACGGACGGGTTGAAGATGACGTTGGAAGAGATTTTCCCTGAGTCCCGAAAGTTTAAGTTGGGTGTGTTAACGATGTTCCACGACCTGAAACAAATACCGAAAGACTTATTTGACATAATGGAAAGCTCTGGAGCGAACTTCGTTATCCTAAAGCAAGACGGTATGAAGGCTTGGAAACGCTTTGAACATCGTATTAAAGAGAGCTACGACCTCGACGAATGTATGAGCATCGTGAACCACGAAGCCATAATTGGATTTAAGATTAATGGAAAGGAACGGGTTATTCGGGTTAAGATGAACCACACACCAGAGAATCGTGGGGCAAAGGTGTACGATAATAAATACTTGGTCAAAGAACACGCGAAAGCCTATTTCCAAAAGATAACCGATGTTGAAGCAGAGATACAAGAAACGGAATTATTGCTGGTAAATGGCTTCAAAAAAGACAAAAAGAAGAAATAACCAGTATACTGCTGACTTGTATGACGTATACTAAGATATGCGAAACTACCAGAAACTGTTGTAAAATGAATGAGTCAGTAGTATACTCAACTTATAAAACAAGCGAAGGAGATGTTCATGATGGGATAT